TTGGGAAAACAGAACCAAAAAAGCAAAAAAATACAAATCAAAAGTCATCATTATTACAAGAAAGACGAAGATTATATCGCAGAAAAGAAAGAAACTTTATTACTTCTTGGAAAGATTAAGATTAAAATATCAGTTAAACTATTGACACATGGAAAATTTATTCGAGACAGCTAATTATCCGACACAAGAACCTGATACCCTAATCGTTGGTGACAGATTTGTATGGAGACGACCTGATCTTGCATCAGTATATGATCCAAGCAGTTTTGTTTTGACATATAACTTCAATGAAGATAGTGGTGGTTCTAACAAATTTTCTATTACTGCATCTGAAACTTCAACCGATTATGTCATTGAAGTTAATTCTGCAACCACAAGAGATTATGTTGCAGGTGAATATAACTGGACTGCATATATAACAAGATCCTCAGATTCCAATAGATTTTCAGTTGATACAGGACACACTACATTAGAAATAAATTTAGCTAACTCTAGTGCTGACAATAGAACCCATGTTAAGAAAGTGCTTGATGGCATTGAAGCTGTCTTAGAGAACAGAGCATCACAAGACCAAATGAGTTATAGTATTGCAGGAAGGTCATTATCAAGAATGTCTATTGATGATCTGCTTACTTTTAGAGCAAGATACAGAGCAGAGTATCTAAAAGAACTTAAATTGAAAAGAATTAAAAACAAACAAGATACAGGCAACACTATAAAGGTAAGGTTCTAATGGCTGTATGGGATAGACTGTTTAAAAGCAGAAAAAAGCAAATACGAAGAAGAAGAAACTATAAAGCAAGTAATTCAGGTAATTTATTTGCTGATTTTTTTGGTTCATCTAGTAATGCAGACAGCAATATCAGATTTAATCTACGAAAAATAAGAGATAGATGCAGAGATCAAGCAAGAAATAACCAGTATGCAAGACGATATTTGCAGCTATTAGTGACTAATGTTGTCGGTCAGAATGGTATCAGAATACAATCCAAAGCAAGAAATGAGGACAATAGCTTAGATTTTATCGGCAATCAGATTATAGAAAGAGAGTTTAGAAAGTGGAGTAAGAAGGGTAATTGCACAATAGATGGCAAAATGTCCTTCTTAGATGCACAAAAACTATTCATTGAAACACTTGCAAGGGATGGTGAAGTGCTTGTAAGACATATCAAAACAAACAACCCACTTGATCCATACAGAATACAATTCTTAGACGCTGATTATCTTGATGAAGAAAAGAATGAAAACTTGAATAATGGTCAAGAAATCATTATGGGTGTCAAGCTAGATAAATTTAAAAAACCGATAGCTTATATGTTGTTCCAAGAACATCCTCATAATAACTATCATGGTAAATACAATAGAAAGCATATTGAAGTCAAAGCAGAAGATATAATTCATGCTTATCAATCAGAAAGACCTGAACAAACTAGAGGGCTACCATTTATGACAACAGCATTAAGTGGTATGAAAATGCTCGATGGCTATTTGGAAGCTGAACTCGTTAGTGCTAGGATTGGGGCTAGTAAAATGGGTTTCTTTATTTCTGATGCAGGTGATGGTTATGTTGGTGACGATAAAGAAGATGACTATACACCAATTATGAGTGCTGAAGCAGGAACATTTGAACAACTGCCTGAAGGCATGGATTTTAAAACATTCGATCCTCAACATCCAACATCTTCATTTGACTCTTTTCAGAAAGCAGTCCTTAGAGGTATAGCATCAGGACTTGGTGTATCTTATGTCTCACTTGCTAACAATCTTGAAGGTGTAAACTATTCATCAATCAGGCAAGGCACATTAGAAGAAAGAGATAACTATCGAATACTACAGAAGTTTATGATTGAACACTTTATTGAACCAGTATTTAGACATTGGCTTTTACAAACTATGTCTTTCAAAGATAACTTCTTACTACCACCTGATAAATACAATAAGTTTGCTGACAATATGATATACATACCTCGCTCATGGGGCTGGATTGATCCGACGAAGGAAGTCAAAGCTAATGTTGATGGACTCAATGCAGGTGTTATCACTATGCAAGATGTTCAGTCAAATTATGGTAGGGATGTTGAAGAACTATTTGAACAACATCAAAGAGAAGAAGAACTTGCTAAACAATATGATATTGCTATGGCTTATCAACCTTATGGTGCTATGAAGATGCCAGTCGATGCTGAAATACAGAAAGGTGAAGATGAAGATGAGTAAAGGCAGCAAGATTAGACCAAAGAAAATATCAGACAAAGAGTTTATCGAAAACTGGCTTAAAATATTTGGTGATCCTAGAGAGGAAAAAATAGATATGCACGAAGAAGAAAAATGCAACTTTGAGGGTGATGTTGTAAACAATGGCAACTGACTTTCCTAAAAAAGGTGATGATAAAAAAATATCACTAAGAAATTCTAACTATCCTTTGTTTGATAGGAACTTTGCTGCTTCTATAAAAGAAGATGATCCTAAGATATGGAAAGCAGGTGGAAACATTGAAGGCAACAACTCTTACAGATTACTATTAAGAGCATTAGATGGTGATGATTCTCCTGCTGTTTTACGAAAGATAAAAGAAAGAGAATCATGGGCTGCAAGACATTTTGAAGATGGTGGACAGTTTAAGTCAGGTGATAAAAAAGCAAGACCATCTAATATTGCAGGTGTAGTGGCTCAGATTAAATGGCTTGTAATAGGAACATTAGGTGAACAAAAAATGAAAGATGTAATTTTAGAAGCTGTCAAATACTTAGAAGATAAAGAAGATAGATCAGCAGAAAGGCAAGTAAGTAAAACAGTTGAAAAGGGATTGAGAAAAAAAGTAGAAGATCACAATGAAGAATATGGTGATGATAAAAGAAAAAGAGCCACTTATAGAATGTTGTTGGCAGTCTTTGAAAGAGGTATAGGTGCATATAAAACTAACCCATCTTCGGTCAGACCAAGTGTGGCATCACCTGAACAATGGGCTTATGCGAGAGTAAATGCCTTTCTATTTGCCCTTAGAAATTTGAGATTCCCAAGTAAAAACAAATTTGATACAGACCTACTTCCGAAAGAACATCCTTTATCTTCTAAAGAAAATGGTGATAGAATAGCTGATATGAATGATGAAACAAGGCAAGAAACCATAGAATATAAAGTTATCATCAAAGAAGGTGAAAACAAATATGGTGAAGGGAACAAGTTTTATTTAGATGGTGAGAACTCACCAAGTCTTACTATGCTTTCAGGCAATGAATATATTTTCGATGTAAGCGATTCTTCAAATAAAACTCATGCTCTTAGATTCTCAGCAACAGAAGATGGTTCACATAACGAAGGTGAGGAATATAAACAAGGTGTTGAAATAAATGGTAAAGCAGGTGAAGAAGGTGCAAGTATAAAAATCATGGTAGATGATGACACACCTGATCTTTATTATTATTGTGTGAATCACGAAGGTATGGGTGGCAAAATTGCAACAAGACAAATGGAAGAAGATAGACCTTACCATGAAGATGAAGAAGAAGAAGAAAAAGCACATCACGATGAAGAAGAAAAAGCACATCACGATGAAGAAGAAAAAGGCTATAAAGAAGATGAAGATAGATCACATTCAGAAATATTAGATTTTTATGCCAAAGAAGATTTAAAAAGAAACTTTGATTTCGATAGAGAGAAAATAAACGAAGAAAAAAGAACAGTTGTAATTGGTGTATCAAGTGAGAAACCAGTTCAAAGAAGATTTGGTTTTGAAGTTTTAGGACATAACGAAGAAGAAATAGATATGGAATTTATGGCAAGTGGTAGAAGTCCACTTTTACTAGATCACGATGCAACCAAACAAATAGGAGTAGTTGAGGAGTTTGGAATAGATAAATCAAATAAAAGAACAGTAGCTAAAGTTCGCTTTTCTAAAAATAGAATGGCTGACGAGGTCTTTCAAGATGTGAAAGATGGCATACGACAAAACATATCTGTCGGCTATCAAGTCAACAGTATGGAAAAGGAAGATGAAGAAAGAGAGGGTGTTCCTATCTATAGAGTCAATTCTTGGTCTCCTTTAGAGGTTAGTGCAGTTTCAATTCCTGCTGATTCCAGTCCGTCAGTTGGATTCGCAAGAAATATAGAAAAAGCACAAACAAAAATTGAAATTAAACCCATTAACAATAAGGAAAATAAAATGGAAACAAAAGAAATTAATAATGTTCCTGAAGTAAATCCTAATGAGTTAAGAGAACAATTTGCTAAAGAATCAAAAGCTATTATTGATCTTGGTGTTCAACACAACAAGAGAGACTTAGCACATGAGTCAATCGCAAATGGTGAAACTCTTGAACAATTTAGAGGTAAACTTCTAGGTGCAATCGCAAACGATAAGCCATTGGATTTACCATCCGATGTCGATATGAATGTAGCAGAGAAAAGAGATTATTCTCTTATCAAAGCTATCAGAGAAAGTGCAAGTGGCAAATTATCAGGACTTGAAAGAGAAGTTTCTGATGAAATAGCTGCTCAAACTGGCAAAGCTGCAAGAGGATTCTATATGCCAACAAATATTGGTTTTGGCAAAAGGGATTTAACTGTTGGCTCAAACTCAGGTGGTGGATTCTTAAAAGGAACAGATCATCTTGGTAATGAGTTCATCGAAGCAGTTTATGAAAATCTAGTTATTGGACAAGCAGGTGCTAGAGTCTTACAAGGACTTAAAGGCGATGTTGCTATTCCAAAACTTTCATCTTCAGTAAACAATGCTTCATTTGTAGCAGAAAACTCAGCACCTTCCGAATCAAGTCAAACTTATGCACAAGTCACAATGTCTCCAAAGACTTTAGCTTGTTTCATAGACTTGAGCAGAAAATTAATGATGCAATCTGATCCATCTGTTGAACAGATAGTCAGAGACGATATTATTCAATCTTTCGCAAGAAAAATTGATGGTGTTGCTATTGAAGGTGGTGGATCAAATGAACCAAGTGGGCTTATTGGCTCAGTATCTAACAATGTTGTAGGTCTTGGATCAAATGGTGCTGCTATATCTTATGCAAATATTGTCGAATTGATAAAAGCAGTTGAAGAAGATAATGCAATCAGAAATGATGGTAGTGTCCACTTCATAGGAAATGCAAAAGTGACTGCTAAGTTGAGAACAACATCAAAACAGTCTAGTGGTGTAGAAGGTAATTTTATTCTTGAACCAAACAATCAAATGCTTGGTTATGACTACTTATCATCTTCATTAGTGCCATCCGACTTGTCGAAAGGATCAGGTTCAAACCTATCTGCTCTACTATTTGGTGACTTCTCACAATTAATGCTTGGATATTACTCAGGTGTTGATGTAGTAGTTGATCCATATACAGGAAGTTCAGCAGGAACAACAAGACTTGCTTTCTTCCAAGATATGGATGTCGCAATCAGAGACGAAAATGCCTTTTCATTATGTAAAGACATTGTGACTACTTAATATTAGTCAGTCTTAAATTAAGGGCTACTTCGGTAGCCCTTTTTTTGTTAATTCTCTGTAAGTCCATCCAGTCTGTCCTCTCTTAATCGTAGGACATTTTCAATTTCATGGATAATGTCTGGGTTTTTCTCAGACTGTTGCTTTTTAACCAAGTAAAAATTGCTATACTTTTCCCATTTTTTTAAAAGGGCATTTGTTCGCTCAAATCTAGCTATAACTTCATTCAAACTTTCCATTTTAGTCTCCTTAACAAAAAGAGTAGCACTAAGCTACTCTCCTTGTTCCTCAAGTTCCATAGACCTATCTTCTCTAATTTGTAGGACATCTTCAATTTCGTCAATTACATTAGTAACTGTTTCTTCACAACTCGCACTTACCATTAATGCTTCTTGCATAGTAGCAAGTTCACTATTTGTAAAAGTTTTATATCTCTCTAAGAGAGCATTTTTTCGGTTCAAGCTCTTTAGAGCTTTTGTTTCGATACTTTCGTTTTTCATTTTAGTCTCCTTTATAAGTAGTTAATAATTATATTTTACATAAAAATGAGTATATGTAAACAATTATTTACAATTATTTACATTATCTTATTCTTTAATTTATGTATAATTCAATAATGGATAAAAAAATAAAATTCGAGTTCAACCAAACCTTTTACTTTGATGGACATAAATATCAATCAGGTGACTGTATTGAAGTGTCCGAAGATCAAGCGAAGGAATGGTCTAGTAAGCATTTTGGTAAAGTGTTTAAATCTAAGAAATCCAAGAAGGAGAAATAATGGAAGTAGTAGCAACTAGAAAAGTATTCTTTCAAGGACAATGGTATAAAGCAGGTGATTGTTTTCATTGTTCAGAAAGTGATTTTGCTAACCTTGAACCTCAAGGTGTAGAACTAGCAAAAGGACAAAGCAAAGCAAAAAGAGATAAAGCAGAAAAAGAATTTAGTAAAAGATAATGGCACTTGAGTCAGCACAAGATTTACTAAACTTTTTAGATACAAATACACATGGTAAATCTGCAACAGTAACGATAGATGGTAGCAGTTCAACCATAAGTGTAATTTTAAATAATGAATATTTTGCGATAGCAGGTGAGTCAGTAGATATTGATGGAACTCAACCAGTCGCAACTTGCAGGACATCAGATGTAGCAAATATAGATACATCAGACAGTATTACCATTGATTCAGTTAATTACAACATAACTAATATTCAACCTGATGGCACAGGTATTACTGTATTGATCCTGCAAACACAATGATCCTTTATACCGAAGAACAATTAGATGACTGTTGGGTTTATGACTGCGAACAGAGAGCAACACAAAACAGATCAAAAATATCAAGAGGACAATACGAGAGATTATTCATGCAACACTTAGACGATATATTGTGTGGTGCAAAGTTGGTCAAACTTGATATATATATTCCCAAGTGGGTTTTTGAATCAATAGATGAAGAAATACTTATAGATGTCAAAGACACAATAAACTAATGATTGAAAGATTTATAGAACCAATATCTAACATATTAGATAAATTTATTGCAGATAAAGACCTAAAAGAAAGATTGCGATTTGAATTAGATGCAGAAATGCACCGAATCGCTGCTATGCAACTTGAAGTAAACAAACAAGAAGCTAGTCATAAATCTTTGTTTGTTGCAGGATGGCGACCTTTTGTTGGATGGACTTGTGGTTTTGCTCTTTGTTATCACTTCATATTAGCACCACTTTTAGCTTTTGCTTTTAGCTTTTACTATCCAAATGTATCTTTACCTGAGTTCGATTTTACACAACTATCAACTATCTTAATGGGTATGTTGGGTTTAGGATCACTAAGAACTTTTGAAAAAATAAAAAATGTTGCAAGGGATAAGTAATGCCAAAGAAAACAAAAAAACAATTTGTATCTGTTCACGAACCTGTATGTGGTGTCAGAGGTAAAAAGACCTCGCAGGGTAGAAGGAACATTAGCACAAAAACAATGAATAAAAACTACAGGAGAAGTTTCAAGAAGTATCGTGGGCAGGGCAAATAAGCTAGAATTGTCGTATGGCACACTTTAGACAACAGATCAGAGAAAGAATTGGCACTACACTTACTGGTTTAGATGCTACTGGATCAAATGTTTTTCAATCAAGAATATACAATATAGAAGCTGAAAAATTGCCCTGCATTTGTATTTATACCCAATCAGAGACATCAGAACCAGTCACGATAGGCACACCTAGAACAATTATGAAGATCCTTGACTTGGTGATAGAAGTGTATGTTAAGTCATCAACCTACGATGCGACACTTGATGCAACACTAAAAGAAGTCAAAGAAACTATGGCATCAGATAAGAATATTAACAATTTGGCTAAAGATAGCTTCTTAGTATCGCAAGAGTTGAACTATAATGGAGAAGGTGATAAGACAACTGCTTTTGGTATTCTTACCTATAGAGTCGAATATCATCATACAGAAGGAACATTAGAGTAATGGCATTAAAAGTAAGAGATAGAGTAAAAGAAACAACAACCACAACAGGAACAGGCACTATTACATTGGGTGGTGCTGTCACAGGTTTTAGGACTTTTTCTTCTGTTTTATCGGATAATGATACTACTTACTATGCTATTGTTGGTGATACACAATTTGAAGTAGGTCTTGGCACATATTCAAGCAATACATTAGCGAGGACAACAGTATTATCCAGTTCCAATTCTAATAGTGCTGTAAGTTTTTCAACAGGCACAAAAAATGTATTTATTACTCAACCATCAGGCAAAGCAGTCTTTAGGGATGCTTCAGGTAATATTGCAGAACTAACAACAGCTAATCTTTCAGAGAATACCAATCTTTACTATACCGATGAAAGAGTAGATGACAGAATAAGTGCTTTATTTCAATCAGGCACAGGTATAAGTTTTTCTTACAACGATTCAAGCAATACTTTTACACCTACAGTCACACTATCACCATTCTCAACAAGCAATTTATCTGAAGGTTCTAATCTCTATTATACCGACACTAGATTTGATACAAGACTTGCAGCAAAAGATACTGACAATTTATCTGAAGGATCAAGCAACTTATATTTTACAAATGAAAGAGTTGATGACAGAGTTGCTAGTCTTTTACAGAATGGCACAGGTATAAGTTTTACTTATAATGATTCATCTAATACATTGACACCAGTTATATCTCTATCTTCTTTTGATACCGACAATCTCAGCGAAGGATCTAGCAATCTTTACCACACGACAGAAAGAGTGCAAGATATTGTTGGTGCTATGTTTAGCAGCAATACTGAAACAGGCATAACAGTATCGTATGAAGATAGCGATGGAACTATTGATCTTGTTGTGGCTACACAATCAGATAATAACTTTACAACAACACTACTTAACAAACTCAATGCTATCGAATCAAATGCTACAGCAGATCAAACAGCTTCGGAGATAAGAACACTTGTAGAATCAGCTAGTGATTCAAATGTTTTTACAGATGCAGACCATTCAAAGCTAGATGGTATCGAAGCAAGTGCTACAGCAGATCAAACTGCTGCTGAAATAAGAACACTTGTTGAGTCTGCTTCTGATTCAAATGTTTTTACCGATGCTCTGCTTTCAAAACTTAATGCTATAGAGTCAGGTGCAACAGCAGATCAAACCTCAGAGGAGATTCAGGATATTGTAGGTGCAATGTTCAGTTCTAATACTGAAACTGGCATATCAGCAACTTATCAAGATTCCGATGGCACTATTGATCTTGTTGTATCTTTATCTTCTTTTGATACAGATAATCTCAGCGAAGGATCAAGCAATCTTTACTATACAGATGCAAGAGTCAATTCATTTTTGACAACAAACAGCTATGCTACTCAATCTTTTGTCAATACAGCAATAAGTAATTTAGTAGATTCAGCACCTTCAACATTAGATACATTGAATGAGTTAGCTGCTGCACTAGGTGATGATGCAAACTTTTCTACTACAACAGCAACAAGTTTAGGCAACAGACTAAGAATAGATGTCAGCAATCAAGGTCTTACTAGCACACAAAAAACAAATGCTCTTACTAATCTAGGTATCAATTCAGAATATTCAGGAAATGCAGCAACAGCTACAGCATTAGCTACAGCTAGAACAATACATGGTGTCAGTTTTGATGGAACAGCGAACATTGATCTATCTGAAGTTATACAAGATACAGTTGGGGCTATGTTTAGTGGCAACACCGAAACTAATATAACTGCTACTTATGAAGATAGTGATGGCACAATAGACTTAGTTGTTTCTGCAACTTTAAATCAAGATACAACTGGAAATGCTGCTACTGCTACTGCTCTTGAAACTGCTAGAACTATACATGGAGTATCTTTCGATGGAACTGCAAATATAGACCTATCTGAAGTTATACAAGATACAGTAGGTGCTATGTTCTCAAGTAATACAGAAACAGGTATTACAGCAACTTATGAAGATGGTGATGGCACAATAGATTTAGTCGTTGCCACACAAACAGCTAACGATTTTACAACAACTCTTAAAAACAAACTTGATGGTATAGAAGCAAGTGCTACAGCAGATCAAACAGCTTCGGAGATCAAAACAGCCTATGAAAGTAATAGTGACACAAATGCCTTTACAGATGCACTACTGTCAAAATTAAATGGCATAGAAGCTAATGCAACTGCTGACCAAACAGCAGAAGAAATACAAGACATAGTGGGTGCAATGTTTTCTTCAAATACAGAAACAGGTATAACTGCGACCTACCAAGATTCCGATGGAACTATTGATCTTGTTGTTGCCACTTTAAACCAAGACACAACAGGAAATGCAGCAACAGCTACAGCACTAGAAACAGCAAGGACTATTCATGGGGTGTCTTTTGATGGCACAGGTAATATTGATCTATCAGAGGTCATACAAGATACAGTCGGTGCGATGTTTAGTTCTAATACAGAAACAGGAATTACTGCTACCTATCAAGATGCAGATGGAACGATAGATTTAGTTGTAGGCACATTGAACCAAGATACTACTGGTAATTCAGCGACAGCAACAGCTTTAGAGACTGCAAGAACCATACATGGAGTATCTTTCGATGGAACTGCAAACATTGATTTAACAGAGGTGATTCAAGATACAGTTGGTGCAATGGTGTCATCAAATACCGAATCAGGTATATCTGTCACTTATCAAGATAGTGATGGCACTTTAGATTTTTCTGTCTCAGGTGGTGGCACAACAATCAACAATAATGCAGACAATAGATTAATAACTGGAAGTGGCACAGCAGATACATTAGAAGCTGAAGCAAATGCTACATGGAATGGCAACACCTTATCGCTAACAGCAGGAACAGGAAATACAGGTATATCTTTGACTGATGGCTCAACTAACTATGGTTTTATTGGTGGTGGTAATGCTCTTAAATCAGGTGGTAGTGCTAATGACTTTTCATTTAGAACAGATACAGGATCAATAGACTTTTACACTAATGGTCAAAATTTAAGATTTGCTATTGAATCAGATGGTGTCATAAATACAAGTGAGTTAGTTCGCATTGGTAGTGGAACAACATTTGAAAATGAAGCATTGAATGTCAAAAAAACAGGTGCTAATGACGATGCAGTTTTAGCTCTTGATAGCGATACTGGTGATGCTTCTTTTTACAGATTTATAAGATTTTATAAGAAAAACAACAATGATAGTTTAGGAAAAATAGACTATGACAACTCAGGTGATGCAATGACATTAGCAGTAGAATCAGATGAAAGATACAAAACCATTACTGGTGAAGCAAGTGGACTTAATTTAATTTCAAAACTAGAGCCAATTAAATATACAAGAGAAGAAACAGGTGTGACTGATGGATGTGGTTTTTCTGCTCAAGCATACAAACAAGCATTTGATGATATAGGTGAATATGCAAGAGGTGTCACAGTTGGCTCAGATACAGAAAAATGGATGCTTGATTATGCACCTCTAGTTCCTAATTTAGTGAAAGCTATACAAGAACAACAAGATCAAATTGAAGTCTTACAAAATGAAATACAACTACTTAAAGGTGCTGCATAATGATTAACTTCGAATGGGATGTATCGAATTGCGAAGTTTATCCGAATAAAGATGGATTATCAGATGTTGTTCATAAAGTGCATTACATAATTAAAGGTATAGATATTTCTAATTTAGATGATAACGACAACCCTCATTTTGCAATCAAAAGAGGGAGAGTTTATTTAGATACAAGTGATTTATCGAACTTCATAGCATGGTCTGATCTAACATCAGAAATTGTTCAAAATTGGGTAGAAGATAATCTAGGTGCTGATAATGTAGCAGCAATCAAATCTGACATAGAAGCAAAAATAAATAATAAAATAAATCCTAGTTCTGTTAGTAAAATATTGGGTAGTGAATGACATTTGGTTTAGGTGCATTTGCAGAACTTCCTTTAGCTTCAGCAGATACAACAGATGGAACAAAGTCTGTTGAACAACTTATCAGAGAAGTAGCAACATCTACTTTAACTGGACTGACAACAACAGGATCAAACATTTTTGCATCTAGGGTTCATAACCTAGAAGCTATCAAACTTCCTGCATTACTTTTATACACAAGAGACTTAGAATCAGAACCTTTAGTGCTTGGTTCTGCTCGAACTATCGAAAAGAATTTAACACTTCATGTTGAAGGTTATGTTAAGCAAAACACTAACTATGACGATAAGATTGATGATATATGTGTTGAAGTAGAGGAAGCATTATTTACAAATAGATTATTAAATAATCTTGTAAAAGATACATTTTTAACAGAGAGTGTTATAGAATATGAAAATGAAGGTGAAACACCACTTGCTAGAGTCTTAATGGACTTTCAAGTTGTATATCACCATAACGAAGGAAATTTATAATTATGGCAACATTTAGTGGATCAGCAGGAGTAGTTAAAGCAGGTGGCAATGCTATTGGTGAGATTAGATCATTTTCAGTTGAACAATCATCAGATGTGATTGAAGATACAAAAATGGGTGATTCAGCAAGAACATTCAAACCTTCATTAACACAATTTACTGCAAGTGTTGAAGCATTATTCGATGATACCGATACAGCCCAAACTGCTATGACCATTGGTAGTGAGTTAGCATTTTTATTTCAACCTGAAGGATCAGGTTCAGGTGCTTATCAACTATCAGGAACAGGCATTGTGACTGGTATTTCTCAATCACAAAGTTTTGATGGTTTAGTTGAAAGATCATTCTCTGTTCAAGGAACAGGTGCTTTAACTATTGGAACTGTATAATAGGTGCGAAGAAATCCTCTTAAAAAGGATTTAAGGACACCTAAATACAGGTTAAGAGTATATGGGAAGAAGAAATATAAAAGGAGAAAGAAAATAGATGAAAGCTATTGATCGTGCTAAATCTCACTTTGACAATCTCGACATTAAAAAAATAGAAGTGCCTGAATGGGGTGAAGAAGATACACCTCTAGTCATTTATTCCAAACCATTAACATTACAAGAGACAACAAAGCTATATCGTATGGCAAAAGATGACGATATGACTATGTTAGCTTATGTGCTTATATTCAAAGCACTTGATGAAGATGGTAATAAATTATTCAGCCTTGAGGATAAAACAACTTTACTAAATAAAGTTGATAGAAATGTTTTAATTAGAGTTGCAAATGAGATCATGGCTGAACAACCTGAAGCTGTTGTAAAAAAAAATTAGAAGAAGATTACAACACCTTTAATCAACTACAATTAGCTGAACTTTTGCATAAGACCTTAGACGAGATTCAGCAAATGTCTATAGAAGAATACCAATTATGGTTAGCTTACTTTAAAATAAAACAAGAACGAACTAATAATGGCTAACAAAACACAACACAAAATTGAATTAACTGCTCTTGATAAAACCAAGAAAGCATTTAATAGTGTCAAATCAGGTCTTGGTAAAATCAAAGGTGCAACTCTTGGTGTCACAAAAGTTCTTGGTGCATCAGCATTAGCTTTTACTGGTGTTGCTACAGCTACTACACTTGCAGCTAAATCATCTTTCGATTTTATTGATGCTGTCGGTAAAGTCTCTTTACGAACTGGACTAGCCATAGAAACAATACAAGCACTAGAACAAGCAGCTATCGAATCAGGTGCATCTATTGAAGAAACAAGAAAAGGTTTTGAAAAGTTTGCAAGAAGTGTTGGTGATGCTTCAAGAGGTCTTAAAACACAAGCAGACATATTTGATGATCTTGGTGTAGAGATAAGAGATTCAAATGGTAATGTAAAAGACCTTGATACCATTCTCAGAGATACAGCACAAGGTATCGCACTATTGGGTTCTGAGTCTGAGAAGGCAACAGCACTAGCAAACTTATTCGGTAGAGCAGGTATAAAGCTGTCAGAGGTTTTTAGAGGTGGTTCTGAAGGCATAGATGAATTTGTAAGTAAAGCACAAGCACTAGGTATAGTTTTAGATCAACAAGCAATCGACAATGTTCAAGCATTTAATGACAGCTTTTCGATATTGTCAGCACAATTAAGGACAGTCAAAGACAAAGTTTTCGCAGAACTTACACCAGTATTAAATAGTGTAGTGGTAGGTTTTTCAAATCTAATGACTACCTCTGACGATGCTGAAAGTGGTGTCGATATACTCGCACAAAGAATTGCCAAAGATTTACTGATGGCTTTTGCTAATTTTGTTGAAGCTATTGGACATATTGAAAATGCTCTTGCAGGTGCTAAAAACTTTTTTAAATTTTTGTATGAAGCACCTCTAATTTTTGGTGTTTCTGCTGAAGCATTAGTAAATGGTATTAATATTATAAAAGGTTCTTTTGGTGGTTTTGAAACACAAACAGAAGCAACTACATCTAAATTTTTTGATTTTGCAGAACAAATTAGAGATACATCAAAATTACTTGGTCAAGACATTGTGCCTTCAATTACATTGACAGCAGGAGAGATAAAAAAATTAGGAGAAGCAGGTGGTTTAGTCGATCAACTCAGTCCATTAGCAAGGTTTCAAAAAGACTTTTTAGATACAAATAAACTTGTTGAAAACTCAACAGTCAAAGCAATTACAGGTATGGAAGATGCCATTGTAAACTTTGTTATGACTGGTAAATCATCTTTCAAAGACTTAGTCAATTCTATTATTGCTGATTTAATTAGAATACAAATCAGAAAGTCATTAGAAGGATCATTTGATTTCATATCTTCTGCATTTGGTTCTTTATTTGGCAAAAGAGCAATGGGTGGTTCGGTAGCAGCAGGACAACCATATCTAGTTGGAGAAAAAGGTGCTGAATTATTTGTGCCTAACCAGTCAGGGAATATTGTGCCTAATAACCAAATGGCAGCAACAGGTGGCACAAACATAAACTTTACCATACAAGCTACAGACACAAGTGGTTTTGACCAATTACTAACTTCACGAAAAAATCAAATAGTTGCTATGATCTCACAAGCAATGAATCAAAGAGGTAAAACAGGACTAATATAATGAGTGGTGCTTTCCCTACATCAAAAAAACCAAGAGTGTTTAACTTTTCATCTAATAGACCAAACTCAACTGCATATACTCTTTCAGGCAAAAGATCAGTAAAACAATTTGCTGCTCAGTATTTTTCTTTTAGTGTGCAAATGCCACCTATGAACCAAGCAGATTTTATGGAGTTCTATAGTTTCTTGGTCAAGCAAAAAGGTTCTTTCGATACATTTACTTTTCAATATCCTTTAGAAAATCAAGGTGTAGATAAGGCACAAACAGATATAGCTGTTAATGGTTCAGCTAGTGCAGGTGCAACACAAATTCCTATGGATGGTTTTAGTGCATCAACAAACGATGTTTTAAAAGCAGGTGATCTAATAAAGTTTGCTAATCACAATAAAATTTACATGATTACAGATGATGAAAATGCTAACAGTTCAGGTGAAGTTGCAGCAGTAGATATTGAACCACCTTTACAAGCAGCAGTCGTTAATAATGAAGCAGTCACAGTCAATCAACCATCTTTTACAGTTGCCCTTGAGCAAGACGATGTTTTGTATTCAACAGATGCAGCAGGTTTCTTTACACTATCTTTTGATGTTCGAGAGGTCTTGTAATGGCAAGGACTATAAGTTCAAACATAGAAACACAATCACAACAAGAAGGTATAAGACTTGCACATTTACTCAAACTTAAAAATCTAGGTAATTCAAGTGGTGGCACAACTACTGTAAGTGTCACGAATCATGTGAAAGACATTACATATAACGATGGCACAGACAATCTCACCTATGAAGCAGGTGGTAATTTTTTAGACATTGGTGTTTCTGAAGAATCAGGATCTTTAGAATATACAAGCATAAATGTATCTTTGAATAATGTGACAACAACTGTTAGAGATTTATTCAAAAATCAAGATTATATAAACAAAGAAGCAACAATATTTTTAGTATTTTTTGATTCTACCGAGCAAGTTATAGATGTATATGAATATTTTAAAGGAACAGTCTCAGGTGCTACTTTGGGTGTGCAAAAAAATAATTTTACGATAGAAGTTGAGTTGGCTTCACATTGGAAGAATTGGGAAACAAAAAATGGCAGAAGATTCACACAATCTTCGCAAACAGATTTTTGCACAAGAAAATCACTTGGCACAGATTTAGGTTTGTCATTTGCTCATTTAACAAACAAAGATGTGAGGTGGAATAGATAATGATTGAAATACCTGCACAGGTTTTGAACTTTGCTTCAGGTGGGAAAGTCGGTAGATTTTTTCTAGCAGTCGGTAAGGCAATAGGTTCTTTTTTTGGCAATGCTTATGTTCAAGCAGCTTTATTTGTTGCGAGTGGTGTGTCAAGTCATCAGGCAATGATGAAAGCAAAAAGACAAGGTGCTGAGATTCTTCTTCAAAAGTATGGCACAGGTGGTGGTATGCCTGTTATTTATGGTAGAAGAAGGGTAGGTGGAACTGTCGTATTCATGGAGACAGTAAACAACAAAGAACTTTTTGTGGTCTATGCTTTAGCAGGACATGAGATAGATAGTTTTGAACCATTAACGATTCAGATTAATGGTAGATCAATAGATGATTCAAGTGTTTTCAGACAGGGTTATGCGATAGCAGATGGTGTCGAAAGATTTGAAAGAAAAGATGCTTCCAACTTTACAAGAACTACAAACAGTAATTATTTTGGAACTGGATCAGGAACTGGATCAGTTGCTAACATATTAAGTGGTGCTGATCCATATTCTAAGCCAAGAATGGTTTTTAACTTACACAAAGGTGAAGAATCACAAACTGCTGATCCGATGCTTACAGGAGTTTTTGATGGCTCGAATAGTAATACTAACTGGACATCTAATCATAAGTTGAACAATATTTGTTATATAGCTGCTAACTTTGAATACGACACTAAAGGTATGTTTCAAGGTGTGCCAAATATAACTGTAGTTGTAAATGGTAAGAAGGTTTATGATCCTAGACTTGACAATGCTTATGGTTCAGGTTCACAAGATTTTGGCACAACATCAGGACATACTTTCTCAAGTAATGCTGCTTTATGTCTCTTAGATTATTTAAAAAACGAAGATTATGGTAAAGGGTTAGCAGAATCAGATTTAGATTTACCTAGTTTTGTGACAGCAGCAAATGATTGTGGTGATGATGCTGAAACAATATCAACTACTGCAAATGTCACATCAGCATCAACAACAACAGACCAAATGCTTATTTCATCATCAAATCAAGCAGAATTTAATAATCTACAAGTTGGCAACAGTTATACAGTCACAACATCAGGTGGTGCAACTATTGTAAATGCTAAAGAATTAGTTGATAAAAGTGTAGAAATAATTGATTTAAGTGGAAGCAATCCAGTTTCTTTGCTTACACTTCAATTTGAAAATGGTGCAATATCACAAGCAATAACGACAACAACATCTTGCACCTTTTCACAAGGACAAAGGAGATTTCATTGTCATGGTGTTGTTGATACCAATGAGTCTGTTTTAGAAAATACTAAAGAACTTGTAGCAAACATGAGAGGAATATTCACATATAGCAATGGTAAATATTCAATCAAAGTAGAAGGAACAGAAACACCAGTTCAAACTCTGACAGAAGATATGATTCTTGAGTCAGGCATACAACTTAACCTTGAAAACAAAGAAGCGAAATATAACAAAGTCGAAGTAGAATTTTTTAATGCACAAAGAAGATATGAAACTGACACCATAAGTAATACTGGAGAATCAGGTGAAACTTTGTTAGCTGATGATGGTAATGAAGTTTTAGAAAAAAGAGTTCAGTTCCCTTATGTCACCAGTCATAGAATTGCTAACAATCATGCTAAATCTATATTGCAAAGATCAAGAAATCAAAAAACTATTTCTTTTATTGCAACACCAAGAGTTTTGAAATCTAAAGTCGGTGAAGTTATTGCAATTACAAATTCTGATCTTGATTTATCAGCAGAACAATATCGAATTACAAATATGACAATCAATCCTGATTTGAATATAAATGTGACAGCAATAGAATATCAGGCAAGTATTTATGGTTATACAGCACCACCAGTCGAAGATTTAGGAATACCAAATGATCCTGTTGAAATGAATAGGGTTTTAGCACCATCAAGTCTGACTTTTACAGCGAAAAATACAACAACTGGTGTTCCTGCTAGACTGACTTGGACTGACTCCTCAAAATATCCTTCTTATAAATTTAGAGTTGTTGTCAAAGATAGTAGTGGCAATATTAGATTTGATGGTGAAACACAAAATGAGTTTTTTGATCTTGATGGTATTGAAGTGCAAAACAGCTTTTCAGGTGAAGTATCAGCTATAAATTCTTTAGGTGTCGAAAGTGCTGCATCTACTGTTTCTTTTAATAACACGACACCACCAGTTGCAAATCCTGATTTGGGTGATGGTTCAGTAGATACAGATGTAATTTCTGATGGTGCTGTCACGACAGTTAAGATAGGTGATGCACAAATTACTACAGCAAAGATAGGTGATGCACAAATAACAAATGCCAAAATTAATGATCTTAATGCAGGTAAAATTAATGCAGGAACTATGTCTGCAGATTTTATTTCAGGTGGAACAATAGATGCTGACAATATTACAGTAAATAATCTTGAAGCAGATAACATTAAGGCAAATGGTTTAGACAATGTAAATATTATTGCTGATGCTTTTCTAGGTGACTATGGTGTTGAAGCAGGACAATCAGGCAATACAACACTTACAAATACTTTTCAAACTTTAGAAAGTTTTACTATACCTGCATCAAAAGAAGCAGGAACTATCGGTATTATTGCAAGTGGTGATGTTGGTAATACAGCAACCTCAAATTCACAAGTTAGATTTGATATTTTTCATGGTGGCACTTCAGTAGCAAATTACACATCATCAGTTGGTGTCGAAGCTGCTCTGTCACCTTTTGTTTTAGCAGCACAAGTGTCAGCAGATACATCAGCTACAAAAACATTTGAACTTAAAGGAAAAAAATTATCGACAGATGGAAGTGAGAGTCTTGTAAGTTTTAACTGTTCGATTTTTGCTATCAAAGTAAATTCATCAGGGTTCACAACATGATATTTAAAAAGGCATATCCAAATAATCCACTTACAACACTTGAACATCTTAGGCAGGTCAGAAATCGTATGCTTTCAGATTGTGACTGGACACAAAACAATGACAGTCCATTGACAGATCAGCAAAAAGAGTCTTGGAAAACATATAGACAACAGTTAAGAGATTTGCCTGAAAGCTATACAAATGATGACGATATAGCTGATATTGTTTATCCAAACTTACCTGAATAGCTTTTTTTTATAACTTTATTAGATATAATCAAACTCATGTGGATTTTTGATTTAATATTTTGGTTAGTGTTTGCCAATGGCTGCTCTAACATTTTAATAAGCATATACCCTGAACCTAAAAAAGGGTGGAATAAAAAAGTATATGATTTTGTAGATTATTTATCATTAAGGAAAAGGAGATAAAATGCCAAAAGAAGAAAAAAAGACAGATCCTTCTAAAAATGCAAAACCTAAACCAAGCTATGAGCAACTTGAAGAACAAGTCAAACAGCTTTTGATTTTAGTTGATGGTTATAAGGCTAAAGCAGATCAGTTAGAAGTAAAGCTAATGCTATCGCAACAGGGTAAATAATGGCTAGAAAGACTGCTCAAGATGTTCATTTAGAATTAAGTGTGCATGAAGCAGAATGTCAGCAAAGGTGGAAAACAGCTTTCAATAAGTTTGAGGAGATTGATTGCGATGTCAAAGAGATAAGCACAAAACTAGAGAGTGGCACAAGAACAATCATAGGATTGCTTGTTGTCTTACTTACCAGTTTCATTACACTAATAATGAGAAGTTTGTTATTTCCAGTTTAGGGCAGCCATATTCATAATCTCCTTATACCCATATTCCACTTTGGTTGCCCTTCCCTTATACTAACTACATGAAAAAAGAACTCAGAGAGGAAGTTTCTAATCATATTAAAGAGTTCGAGGGCTATTCTACCTTGCTTTACGAATGTCAAAGTGGTTATATGAGCATTGCACATGGTCGTAATCTTGAACAAAGAGGGATCACAAAAGAAGAAGCTAATTATCTTTTACAAAATGACATTGATATAGCTATCAAAGAACTCTCAGGCATAATCAAAAATTTTGCAAAGCTACCTAATAAAGTCAAACTTGTGCTGATAGATATGCACTACAATCTAGGTCTATCTAAGCTACTAGGTTTTGAAAAAATGCTTGATGCCATAGACCAAAGAGATTACAAAAAAGCTGCTGAAGAATTACTAGATTCGAGGTATGCACAACAAGTAAAGCGAAGGGCATTGGCTAATTCTTCTTTATTAAATGCGAGTGCTTGAAAAATCGCATAGGGTGTCTATCACCTGCTGAAGTATCACCACACATTCCTCTATAAAATAAATCAAGCACTAAACAAAAATCTTCATTGCTTAGATTCCTTTTCCAAAAATTCAAAGCTACACAAATAAGCTGAACATTCTCAATCGAATATGGTTTAGCATTATCAATCCTATCTATCGAAATATTTTTGTAGTTGTTTATGAGATCACCTTTACCATCTTTGACATACGACATTGTAATATTTGATATGGCACATTTACCTTTTTGCTTTTGATAAATCTCATAGACTTCATCAGGTGTAATGCTAAAAAACAATCCTGCTCTGCTTCTGTTCTTAGATTGATGAACTAAGTTCTTTATATATTCTTTTGGACTACTTGAAATATATAATCTTTTTCTTTTGGCACGACAAACTTTGCAACTATTTTCATACAAGTTTTTCTTTTTGTTGTAGTAAAAAGCTGTCAGTTCTTTTTGTTGTTGACAGTCTTTACATATCTTCAACTTTCTAACTTTTTGACTCTGACAGTTTTATTTCTAGTTGTGACTGGTTCATCTAAAGGCACACTTACCATCTTGGTTTTTCTTGTTGTTGTTTTCCAAGATGTTTGAAAACCATCCATGTTGCCAATCTCTGCATCTCCCATCATTTCTTGCAATCTGATCTCAGCACCACTTATGACATCATTCAGACCTTTTATTTGCTCTTTAGCTGACACAATGCTCTGACATAGACCTATGGCTTCCTTATTGTTCAAATCAACCACTTTCGCTGTCTCAGGACTTGGAAACATGATTTGGGTGTCTTTATGGGTGACTGGTGGATAATAGTCAGCTTCTTTAATCCTTCTTTCAAAGTCCAAGATCACATCCTTAAGTTCTGACTCAAATTTTAAATCCCTTCTCAGCAAAAACATTTTAAACATTGTTGATCTATGCAAAGTTGAAACACAAGCCCAATCGTAGCCAGTTATTGCCATCAATCCTTTTACTTGCAAGACACCACGAAACAAAGGTGGCTTTCCATCTTCTTCAGGATGGTTAGCTGTCGCTTTAGCTTCTAGTATGCCCTTACCATGCAATAGAATGTCTTGGTCATCTTCGGTGTAGATAAGTTCATTATCAGGTTTTACTACTTTGTTATCAGCGAAAGCTATACCATCTATTGAACCACCTAAAGGATATTCTTCATGCAATACAGGAGTGCTTATATTTTTTTCCAAATTGGCTAGACCTAATTTTTCTGTTGTGATCTCAAGAATAGGATTCTCTAAAATATTACCCATTTCAGCATGAATACCTTTTTCTGATCTGACATTTTCTCCAAGTCTTGCTCTAATCCTTGAATCTAAATATTCATTACGAGTTTCATAACCACTTACTCCAAACAGAGCAGGTAGTCCTGAACAACTAGCATGATTATCGCTAGTTAGTTTTCCTTGTGCTTTTTCCACTTTTTCTCCTTAGGGAAAAGGATAGTTGTCGTTGTCATCAAATGTAGAATAAACAACCCAAGCAAGTAGCATGGCTGCTATAACATTTAAAAGACTATCTAACACTTTCCCTTTCCCATAAATAGTTTTTGATAACTTTAAAGTATAAAGCTGTTAATCGTTCAAGGGCAAGTCTGTCTTTTGTTTTGAAAGACTTACCCTTTTTGTCTATGGCATCCTCAAGACAATTTATCAAATCGTTTGTTTCTTCTTTGGTTAGTTTCATAGCTAAAAACAAAGTCCGATTACAATACCTATCGTCAAAAAGATCAGATAGTTTCTATTCCTTTTTGGTCTTGTTCTTTCCCAAAAAGATATTTCCGAAAAAGTCCAGTTATTGTTTTTCATCTTTATATCCTCGAGGACATGAAGTTTCATATCCTCTAAAACTTTCCCAATACTCTCTAGGCAAACCCAAATCTAAAAGTTCTTGATCACTTGCATTAGTTGGAACACCTAAAAATTCTTTTGCAATTTTATCTATGGCTTTTTGTCTGCTACTTGATAATCTGCGATAGTCACAATACAAGTGCCTTATGTATTTTCTTAATTTTTTTATTTCCATTTTAGTCTCCTTAACAAAAAGAGGTAGCACTAGGCTACCTCATTTTTTTTTCTTGGCTTCATCAAAAATTCAAAGTCCTCTGTGCTGATCTGCTCGAGCCAAAGCTGTATCATTTCTTTTGCACCTTTTAGAGAGTAGTCTCCTGTCATGTCTATGTCACCATGAGAAACACCACCACACTTATACCACAACTGAGTTTTAGATAGTATTGAAGCATCATAATACTTCATGCCATCTATTAGTTTTGGCTTAACTAATATATTTATTAGCCATCCATTCGCAATACAAGTTCCTATTGAATTGCCGAAAGCATCTTTAACGAAATTTATTTTACTTAGTTTTATTTTTTCCATTTTAGTCTCCTTTAAAATGTGTAAGCATCATTGCCTACATATACAATAGTAAACAAAAATAAACATATTTCAACAAATATAGTTAAAAAGTTGCTTTTTTTTTATTTGCCTATATAGTTGCTAATTATGGAAGAAAGAAAAATGATTCCAATTAATCCAACTCTGCATAGACAGATCAAAGAGTATTGTGCTGAACAAGGTCTTATAATGTCTAAGTTTGTTGAGGGATTAATATGCACAACTTTTAAAAGAAAGGTAGGTGAAGATAATGGGAGAGATATACGATCCTAATTGTAAACATTTCAAAGAAAGAAATGGCAAAACTAAAGTTTGGGTAGAGGACAAACTAGCAGAAAAGCTAAATAAGTTTGCTGCTAATAATAAATCTTCTCCAAGCAAAATAGCAGAATATTGTATCTCTATGGGTATCAATAGTCTCGAACATTGTCCGAATCAACCAGTAATTTTTGATAAGGAAATTTTGAAATGAGTGAATGTTTAGACGACAGATCAAAGTCTGTCAAAACAAACGATAAAGATTTTTTACATTGGGTAGAGCAGAAGTTGTTGTGGATAAACCATGAAAGGTATCAAATATCTAGCAATGGTTTTCCTCAAGAACAACTGACACTTGATAAATACCTTGCAGAAAATCATGTTGCCCTTTTGACTGAGTATTTACAAAGTGAAAAGGGATGTGTATAAAGTAAAAAAAGTGGATGGCATTATGCCAATAAGGAGAATAAAAAATTATGTCTTTTTTACAATTAAACGAGAACGAAGGTTCTAGTATGTATATTCAATTTGTTTTCAAAGATGGAGTTTGGAAGTCCAACGATGAAATAATTGAAGCGAAGTATTTTATGATCCATCCTGATTTTAAGACTGGTTTCACAAAATTTGAAAACGGAGTTTACAAAAATTTTTGGGATGAAAAAGTAGGTGTAAGACCTGATAATCACAAAGAACTACTGGCTGATGGCTTTCGTAGAAGTTTCTGGTGTAGGGTTCTTATAAAAGATAAGGGTGTTTTTGTTTGGTCAAGAAACAGCACATTTGAATGTAAAGCCTTTGACGAAGCTATTAGTTCAGCATGGTCTGATAAAGTTGATGGCAAAGCACCAGTATTTGAATATATGGGTAATGAAAGTATTACTCTTAGCTATGGCAAGGGCTTTCAAGCTAAACTCAAATACCTTGAATGGAAAGATATTCCTGAAGATTTTGATGAACAACTAGGAGACGATAGTTCAGATGACAAAGAATCCGAAGGAATCCCATTCTAATTCAAATCGTGACTCTAGTGATGTAAAGTCTCCCCTTATAAGTGATGTCGCTAGAGTTCACGAATCTAATACTAAGCTATGGGTATCACCATTAGGCAATATATTAGACAAAGAATATCCTATTCCTGAACCTGTTATTGATGGTCTATTACATTTGGGCGATCAATGTATCTTGTTTGGCAAATCAGGTTCAGGGAAGTCTTATATCACTCAGCGATTGTGTTTGTCGTTAGCTATGGGTTTAGACTTTTCTTATTACAAGATACCTAAAGCAAGAAAGATACTTTATGTCGATGGTGAAATGACACCTTCCAGTTTGCAAAAAAGATATAGAAAAATGAAACCAAAGTTAGGCAATCCTGATGACTGGATCAAAGGACTAAGCAATTTGCATTACATATCGAGATTCATTGTGCCTGAGTTCAAAGAGTTGGATATAGAAACAGGACAACACTATTACAAACAAGAGCCTGAGATCATGCTCAGAACTTTAGAAGAACAAAAGAATATGCAGCAGTTAATGAATACGATTGAGATAGGAGAATATGAAATTATAGTCTTGGATAATATCTTTACATTATTTAACTTTCCTAATGGCTACAACAACCCTGAAGATTGGCTGACTTATGTGCAACCTTTTCTTAATTACTGTCGGCAAAAAAATAAGTGTGTGTGGATTATAGATCATGCTAATAAAAGTGGTGAGTTATTTGGCACGATGGGTAAACAAGTGACACTTGATCTGATGATAAAAGTTGAATCAGAAAAAAAAGAGATAGACCACTTTGAAGAAGATGATTCAGATATTGAATTTGCTTTCACATGGGAGTTTAGAAAAGCAAGACACCTCAATTCTTTACAGCAAGAAGATGTGGAGTTTCAACTTATCAATGGTGATATTGAAGTTGTAGAGAATCCATACAAACAACAGTTGGCACTAGCTAAAAAATATTATGAAGAAGGTTTGCCTTTAAGAAAAATATCCGAACAGATCATGGAAGATATTTCATATAATGTCAGTCATAGTAGAATACAAAGATGGGCGAAGAAAGAAGGATGGGTAAGAAATGAGTGATCCATATAAATTACCAACACCATCACTAATTTCATTTTCAGGTGGTAGAACAAGTGCATTTATGCTTTATAAAATTCTCGAATACTACAACTTCAAACTACCAAAAGAAATTTATGTCACTTTTGCTAATACAGGAAAAGAAATGCCTGAAACATTAGACTTTATAAATGAATGTTCTAAAAGATGGAATGTGGAAATCCATTGGTTAGAATTAGAATTTGGCAAGGAAAGACCAATATGGAGAACAAAAGAAGTATCTTATGAAACTGCATCAAGGGATGGTAAACCTTTTGCTGACTTAATAGAACACACTTGCATAGTTCCTAACCCTTCAACAAGAATCTGCACAAGAGAATTAAAGATAAATACTATGAAAAGATTTATGCAAAGTAGGGGGCATAAGGAATGGCACAACATTGTTGGACTTAGATATGATGAACCAAGAAGGGTATCAAATATGCGAAAAGCAAATGATAAAGGAACTAATGCTTGGGAGACAATTATGCCTTTAAATGCAGATCAAATAACAAATGAAATGGTGTTAGATTTTTGGAAACAAAACACTTTTGATCTTAAATTACCTACTTATGGTGGTAAAACGATAGCAGGAAATTGTGACTTATGTTTTCTGAAAAATAAGGCACAACTAATTAAAATGATTAAAGAAAGACCTGAATTAGCTGATTGGTGGTCGCAACAAGAAATCAAAACTCTTGCTGCTAGAAAAAAAAGACATGGTGAAAATACAGATAAGATTGTGACCACAAAATTTAACAAAAACTACACTTACATAGATTTAGTAGAATTATCGGATAAAACAAATGTTGAATTAGATTTATTTGGAGAATCAAGCATATCGTGTTTTTGCACCGATTAGATAAAGATATATCGTATCAATCTAATACTCTAATAGAGTATTTAGATTTGATACAAATAATATCTTGGCAAAATAAGACTTTCAGCGATTGCTTGTATCAGGGTATGATACAAAGGTGATACAAATGAGATTAGAAGAAAGACTTAGACAATGCAAAGTGCAAGGTGATAAAGCAGAACATAGGTTCAAAGAACTTATGGATGCCAAAGGTAGATTTTGTATGCCAAGCTATCCCAAGCAGAATATGGAAGATCACATAGACTTTTTTGTTGATGATGTAGGTATTGATGTAAAAGGCAATCGTCATTTGGATTGTATATGGCTAGAACTAAACAATGTGCAAGGTAAAGATGGGTGGCTTAAGGGTAAAGCAGACTTTATCGTGATGGATATTAAAGAACTTAAAGGGTTTTATTTTTTTCCAAGAACAGACTTACTAGATTATTGTTCAAACATAACAGAGACAGCCAAGCACAAATTTGAATACAATAAACTATATACAAGGCATGGGAGAAAAGATTTACTGGTTCAGGTTAGATATAATGATATAAAACATTTACAAAAAGGATTTATTAAATATGGCTGATAAAAAAGCAACAGACAAACAGATAGCAGGATCACATTATAAAAAACTAAAACTTCAACCAGTAGAGTTTTGCCAAGTTAATGAACTAAATTATTGCGAGTCAGCAGTCATCAAATATGTTTGCAGACATAGAGACAAAAACAAAAAAGAAGATTTACTCAAAGCAATACACTATCTACAACTACTTATAGAAATAGAATATGAAGATTAATATAAAAACAAATAATAAAGAGTTTGCAAAGAAGATGACTAACTTGCAAAAGAAACAAATACCTTTTGCTAGTTCTCAAGCTATCAATCAAACATTGTTCGGTCTTAAAAAAGAAATGTTTAAGCAAACAGAAAAAAAATTAGACAGACCAACTAGAGCAACACAAAATGGTTTTGAAATAAAAAAGTCCAATAAGCAAAATTTGACTGGAATTTTAAAGATTAAAGATTTTGTCTCCAAATACTTACACTATCAAATAGAAGGTGGTGTTAGATCAACTGGCAGAAAAATACCTGTTCCATACAAACCAAATGCAAGACTAAACAAATTCGGAAACATACAGAGAAATGCACAAGGTGGAGTCATTAAAAGACCTAATAAACAATTTATTGCAAAAATAAATGGAGTGTCAGGTGTTTATGAGAAGTTTGGTAGAGGTGGCAAACAAATTAAATTAATCATCGGTTTTGAAGATTCAGTTGTTTACGACAAGAAAATATTTCCTTTCTATAAGATAGCCAATGGATATATAAACAATACTTATAATAGAAAACTACAAAAAGCATTGACTAGGGCAATGAAAACAGCAAGGTAAATATATGTCCTCTGAAAGTATTATATATAGAGGGGTAGGGGGTGCTATAGGTTCTTACTACACAATCTTGTGCAGGTTATTCGCGATG